AGGAAGTTGTAGACGGCGTCCAGGTTGTCGTTGGCCTCATACCGGGCGATGTATGCGCCCTTATCCCAGCGCGTGTCCCAGTATTTCTCGTCATCGTTATCCGTTGCGACATAGGCGGTGACCAGGAGGCCATATTCCGGGCACCGGTTGAACGCCTCGGTGTAGAGGGCCTTGACGATCCCCTCATCCATGTTCTCGTCTACATCGAAGTCCAGCAGCTCGCCCAGGCGCTCGTAGTCGATGTCATCCCCGTAGGCCTCTGAAAGCTCAATCATTGTCTTGGCGGCGTATCCCATGATTTCAGCCGCAAACTTCTTGGCGCTGCCAAACTCAGAGATAAACTCCTGCCGAAGCATGAAATGCCGCTCGGAGATCTCTCGCAATTCAGCATTCCGCTGTTCCGCAGCGGCGGCACGAGCCTTGCGCTGGCGATCCTCGTCGGTTTCCTGATGCTCCACCCTGTCCTTGTAGACAGTAACATCCTGTCTGTCGATCTTGTAGTAGTAACTCACGGTGTCGGCATCATCGGGGCGCTCTACGGTGGAATCCTTTGTCCAGCCGTACTTACTGTATCTCCGAACATACTCATACTTGTCCCACGGCACTTCGCTGATTTCCGTGGCCCACTTGCTGACATCTGCTACACGATCTGCAATAAAGCGCTTGCTCTTTTCTTCATCGAGGGCTTTTCTCAGCTCGTCCCGGAAGTTGGTGGTGCCAATGGTATCCAGCACCCGGTTTTTCAATTCAGGGTCTTCGATTTTGTCCAGTTCCATGTAGTCGGTGAGGGTGGCGCCTCTTGCTTCGGACTTGCGGAACTTCTCAGCGTCCAGGTCGAGCAGCTTCACCCGGCGGCGAACGGTAGACTGGGAGAAGCCGCTGTCCCGGGCAATGCTCTCCACCGTTTCCCCCATATTCAGCATCAGCTGGAAGCCCTGCGCCTGCTCGTAGATGGTTAAATCGCTGCGCTGGATATTCTCCATGAGCATGGTTTTAACCTGCTCCTGCAAGGTCATTTCCCGCACTACGCAGGGGACCTCTTCCAGCCCTGCCTGCTTAGCAGCTGCCAGACGACGGTGACCGATGATGACCCGGTATCCTCTCTGATAGGTTTCGTTGGTAATCTCGTCAGTGACCATGTTGGGAACGACGGTCAGGTTTTGCAGAATCCCGTTCGCCTTAATGCTGTCTGCCAGCTCGGTCACATCCCCGATATCTTTGCGAGGATTGTCAGGGTGGGGGAATATGTCCCTGATGTTGATGTATTGCAATTCAGACACGGTATTAACTCCTTTCGTGCGCTCACTCAAAAGAAGGTGAGCTGTCCTCCCTTCGCTTCGTTCAGCTCAGGGGGTGTAGGTTCGGGCTCGGCTTCTGGGGGCGTTGCCTCGCCCCGCTCCGAGTGCGTAGATTTAAGGGCATAATCCATTTGGAATATCATGCGCCGATAGTGCCAGACATCCCGGAAATAGAATGGCGTGTACCAGATATTTTCACTTGGTACGGGTATCAGCCCCCGCCCATCTATGGCCGTCGCCGGATGTGCGATGGTATCCGCTATGACCACATACCCCGGGCACCCCAGCAGGCTCAACTGGATGTAGCACATACAGCCGACGATCAGGTCAATGTCCTGCGCCACAAATAGGACTGAGGTCTGATAGTTGATTTCTCGTCCAGGGCGCCGGCACTCGTTCGCAAAGGCGACCAGCAACGCTCCCGCCCCGCAGGCCGGGTCATTTACGGATACCCATCCGTGTTCGGCTATCTTCTGCTTCAGGTCATCGCCGTAGGTCATTGCTGCCATTGCTCTGCACACAGAATACGGGGTGAAGAACTGGCCGGCATGGTTATTCCCAAGTTCCAAAGCCATGTACAGTTCGCCGAGGAAATCCTGATCCGGGCATTCATCAATCCCGTTGACAATCTCGCCGAACATCTCAACGAAGCAATCCAGTTCTCGCTTGTTGTACTTTGCCGCCAGTGTCATGTAGGTCTTCTCCCGGCTATCGGCGTGGCTCTGGTCTACGATGTTTGAGATGCTGATGGCCGCCATGACGATAAAGTCAGACCACACATTCCACCGGTTATGCCGGTAGCAGGCTTCGTTGAATATACGGACGAGATTCTTCTGTCGATCATCCCGCAGATGGCGGGTTTCGTTCCTGCCCATTACAGATCCAGCCGAAGCCGCTCCGAAATGACTGCCTCGTAGCAGCCAACGCAGAGGTATTTCCCATCCAGCTTGCGGAGGGTTCCTCCGGCTTTGCAGGCCACACATCGCATTGGCTTGTACTCAGTGCACTGCTCCTTCTTGGAGCCGCGCCGCTGAATTCTCCTTGGCATATAGCGTTTCATCATCCGGTCACCTCCGTGTAAGGGTCAGGCCAGCTCCAATCCCAGGTTTCGCCGGTCTTTTCATATGTTTTGCGGAAGTAGTTCTCCCGCCCGTCCCCCTCAAAGAACAGGTAGTCGGAGGGGATGACCCTGCCGACCAGATCGGTTCCGTCCAGCAGCTTCTCATTCCACCAGCGGTCAACCACATCCTCGGCCAGCCACATCATGTACTCGGACACCTCCGTGTCCTCCTGGTAGGCAAATGCGTTCGGCTTGGTAAGAACATCAGCCAGGGTGTCGCCGAATCCGCCGTTGTCATATCGGTTCAGGGCGCACCATCCGACAGCAGCTTGTCTGGCGGTGTAGCTGACGCCCCACTTGGTTCCGTCCCAGTAGACCACCTGAGACTCGGCATACATGGTCTTTGCCAGCATCACGATTTCCTCATCTGTGATGGGGCAGGTGGGCGGGTCGGACTCCGTCTCCGCTCCATCCACCGGCTCATACGCCGCATCCGTTGCGCTGTTGTCTGCCGCGGATTCAAAGTTGCACGACACCAAGGTAAACAGCAGCGTCAAGACCACAGGGATAATAAGCAGTCTTTTCACGATTACCACCTTCCATTTCTCATATCTCTCTCGAAATCGTAGTCATCAGCCTGGTCAAGCGTTTTTATTCCCCTCTGATGGAGGTTCCTGAGAACGCCCCCAATGTAGTTCCAGTCTCCAGGCTTTCCGGCATTTGACGCCTGCTCAAATGCGTACATCAACAAATCTTTGTTGTCCTGTGGGAAGCTCGTCTCATACTCTCCGGTCTGCGGGTTTTGTTCGTGGCGGCGTGTCACAAAGAACACATGGGCCACATCCTCTTTTGTAGGGCTACGGGTTGTCCATCTCTTGAACAGAGCCGTTGTGAACAGTTCAGCTGCATCCAGAACTTCCGGTGATGAGCAGAAGTAGGTTGGCAGATAGCCTCCTCGGTTTTCCAGATAGTCGAGCACGATTTTCTCCGCGTCCTCGTGCGCGTCACCATCACCACCAGAGAATATATTATTTACCTTACCTAACCTATCCTCACCTAACCTTTCCTTACCTATCCTACGGATACATTCTGTATCCATACTGGATACAGGCTCGGCAACATCGGGTTCAACAGGCGGAGGGGTCGCCTCCGGCACCGGAGGGAGGCAAGGTTTGAAGCCATCGCCCGGGTGGTCGGTGTATGCGCCGTCCGGCTTCATAAACAAGGTCCCCTTTTCTTCTTTGTAGAGCGTCGGGCGGTAGCGGTCTTTCTGGATATAGTTTGAGATTTTCCAGTGCTTGATGACATAGACCCCGCTGTCAAAGGGCAGAAGGAAGCGCTTCATCAGGAGGATTCTCATGTCATCATCCGAAGCCCCAACAAGTTTCTGCACCCGTCTGGCATTGCTGATGAACCCATCGTCATCAGCTCGCATTCCGAGGTGGAAGTAGAGCGCCTGGGTAGAGAGGGGCATATCCAAAAAGGCATCTGTATCGACGATCTGGAGGGAGAACATTCTTCGCTGCGCCATAGTTCATCACCTCCGGTTAAAATGGCAGCTCGCCGTCATCGTCTGTCAGCTCGGTAAATTGGTCACCGCCATATCCACCGTAAGCCGTGTCAGAATATCCCTCCTGAGGGCGGTTATAACCGCCCTCAGATTCTCTTTTGCTGTCGCCGAAGTAGATACTGTCAGCAACCACTTCGGCGCTCTTGCGGCGAATCCCGGCCTTGTCCGTCCAGCTGCGGGTTTGCAGACGGCCTTCCACAACAGCCATCCGGCCTTTGGAAAAGTACCGGCTGACGAACTCGGCAGTAGACCTCCAGGCAACAATGTCAATGAAGTCTGTGGGCTTCTCGCCTGTGGACTGATCCTTGAAGTCCCGCTCGACCGCCAGCGTCAGAGATGCAACGGGGGTGCCGCTCTGGGTGTGGCGCAGTTCCGGATCTCTGGTCAGGCGTCCCATAAGGATAATGCGGTTAAGCATTGTCACCAGCTCCCTCGGTGTCGCCGGTCTCCTGGCAGTCATCGGTCGTGGCTTCGTCCTTCAGTAAGTCGCTCACGATGCAGGTAACATCGCTCAGAAGGTAGGTCTTGGGGTCACGGGCAAATGCCGTCAACACATTCAGGTAGGCGCTGCGCTCTACCAGGTCACGGTATTCGTCGGTGTTGATGGTCACAGTGCCGGTCATGGCCAGCAGGATATCATTGTTTTTCTCGCTCATTCTCAGTTGCTCCTTTCGTTGTGGCATATCTGAATGACCTCCTTGCACTGGGTCACATCAAACATACCAATATGCGTTTTCTCCACGGGCAGCTCCATCCGCTCCGACAGCCAGCCATAGGCTGCGTTGCGATGTCCCTTGAAGCGCCCGTACTTCCAAAGGGGGTCGAAAGCGGCGTGGGCGGCTTTCTTCCAGTACCTCAGTTCGGCGTTGGCCAGACGCCCCAGCGGCTTGTCGGTTCCTTTGTGTACGCCGACATAGGCCATGCAATTTCGGCAAAGATAGATTTTGCCGTAGCTGCGCCCGTAGACAACTTTGCTGTCCACATACTCGGCCTGTCGGCCGCAGTAGTCGCAGAACACTTTTTTCATGGGTGCCATTCCTCCTTGTAGCGGGCGATCTGCTCCGGGGTATCCGTGTCAATACCGAGTTCCTTTGCTACTTGGATGGCACCGTCAATCAGTCTGGCCATCTCTTTGCTATCAAGGGTGTGCGTCCGCTTGTAGAACAGGTAACAGCGGTACTCCCGGCCATCGAGTTCCATCGTCTTATAGCATCGGGTGTACGGATAGAACTCGTCCATATCCGCCGACACCGGGAGCATAGCGCCCAGGGTATTCCCGTTCTCATCCTTGGCAAGAGCCCCGTATTCGACCACCAGGCTTCGCTTCACCTCGTCATCGCCGAGGCTTTGCGCCTCAGCGATTTTGTTGACGAGGACATGGAAGTAGGCGTTGGCGTCTTTGCTGCGGGGTTCTCGCCACTTCTTGATTTGCACATTGACCTCGGCGTCTTTGAGCAAATCGAAGTCTTGTCGGAAGTCCTGGGTCACGGTGATGGTGATATGCTGCTCTCCATGGGCACCAAAGGTCAGGTCTCTCAGTTTCCCTCTCATGCCGCCAGCCAGTGCTCCTTGTAGGTGTCCATGAGACCATTGGCCTCCAGCCACGCCACAAAATCGGAAATGACCTCCGCAATATCTGCGGTTTCGTCCCTGCGGTATGTCTCTTTCCAAACTGTGTTGCCGTTGCTGATCAGGTAGGTGAATTCTTTGGCTTGGGGTATGAGTTCCAGATAGGTCGGGTGCTGCGTGCTATCGACATATTTACCCTTGTCATAACTGCCGGAAAATTTGATGTCGTAAACTACACCGGCTTTGAGCGCATCCAGCCGCCCATAGAGCAAGAAGGTAATGCCAGAAACGACAATCTCCTTTTTCGCTCTGAACTGCAAAACTCCACCTCGCACAATCTCTGCGACCTCGTAGGCGGCATCAAACCACTTGTCGTTGCCGTACATGGCCTCCTGGTTTCCGTTGACGATAGCAGTCACCAGATCCTCAAAGTCGATGCCTTTCTGCATTGCCTCGGTGGTCGGAGTAGGTTCCCGTCGGAGTACAGCCATGAACTCAGCAAAGGCATCCCGCTCCGTAGTGGAATCCTCATAGGGGTTGCCCTTCATGGCATAGAGCCAGGAGGATAGGAGTGAGTGGGTCATCAGGTAGCGAGACATTTACTCAGCCCCTTTCTTCTCCTCCGGCGCTGGGGTGTACTTTTTCAGAACACGGTCATAAAACAGTCCAAGTTCCTTGATGCGCTGGTTCCATGCGTTGTTGATTTCCGGCTCAGAGGTCAGAGCGTGGGAAATCTTCTTCATCTTGGGCATAGCTGTATTGGCGGTGTCAGCGTCCATCACGCTCTCGATGACAGCCTTCCCCTCTGCCATAGCCGCATCGTAGGCTTTCTGCTGCTCGGCGGCAGCGGCGACCTCTGCGGCGGACTTGGCGTTGTACTGAGAGAACAGCTTGGTCAAGAAATCGTTTGGGGTGTTCTCCGTCAGCTCAGGGATTCGGATAATACCGTTGATGCCCCGGGTGCCTTTGGCGAAATACCGCTCACAGTTGGAGAACCCGATGGTGCGGTTGTTCCCGTACATTTCTACGAAACCGCCCAGGTCCTGTGTCTCCCAGACATTGTTCTTGGTCTGCCCCTCGACCTTGATGCGGAGGCGGGTGTTGTCGCCGTCCTTGTCCTCAACAGCGTGGAACACCATGACGATGTGTTTGTCCAGCTCATAGAAGCAGTAGTCCATGAGCCGCTGGAACTCCTTACCGACGAAGCCATAGCCTTTGAGCGAAAGGGAACCGTCACGCTGGCTGTACTTCGGGTCTTTCTTGATAGCCCACATGGACATAAGGGAGATCAGCTTGCCGCCGGTGTCAAACACCAGGCTATCGTAGCCCTTGACATTCTCCGGGGTGAGGTCAGTAAGGATCTCGTCGTAGGTCTTGGGCTGGATGAAGTCACAGCGATACCGCGGTTCGATACGGTCAATGCCGAAGTCAACATCAATGTGGAGGGGGTTGGGCGCAGACAGCGCCAGAGTAGACTTGCCAATGCCGGGATAGCCAGCAATCAGAATGCGGATCTTCTTCTCGCTCTGGACGAGCGTTTCGGCTTTTCTAATCATGTGAAACTCCTTTCAGTTCGTAGCGGCGTCACGCCGCAGGGTGATTACTTCGTGGCAGCGGGCGTTGAAATTTCCCTTTTCATACATAACCGAGCGTTTGAACTCTTCCTCGCTATAAACGCTGCTGCAATTCAGCAGGCCGTCGGTCTTGTCCGGGTGGTACGCTCGGAACGCAGCACACGCAGCGTGTCCGTTCGGGGCCTCGACCTCTGTCCATCCACCAACAAACGGCTGACCCTCTGAGCCGTAGGTGAAATAAAATCGTGCCATCACTCGCTCCTCTCCGGGAAGCAATCATCGACTTCCCATGCATCTTTGGTTTCCATGCAAACATCACAGCCAACATATGCGCCATAGCGATCCTTGTAGATGGTTTCGCACTCCTCCCCACAGCAGGGGCAGCGAGGATATACAGGCTCTTTGCCATCCGGGTAGCCGGTGCGCTCCATGTTGCGTATCACAGGGTGGTCGGGAATATCATTCTGGTTCATTTGGCACCCCCTTGAGTGAATACCGGGCATAGCTGGTCTTTTCACCGTATCGGTTTTTCCCGTTCTCGGTGGTGACCTCGATGGTGTAGCCCAGGCGCTTTAGGTCAGAGATACGGGAGGCCAGTCGCATGATTCCATACTCTTTCATGGCTTCCAGCGAGGTAATGGAGCCAAAATCTTTGAAGTGCCGCAGGATGCGGTCGCACTGAGTAAGTCCGGTCACGGGTGCTTCGTTCTCCGATGCTTCTACGGGTGGCGGTTCCTCTGCCTTGGCCGGCAAAACGCCGTAGGCCTTGCAGATTGCAGCCAGGCCGTCCGGGTGGATAACTACCCCGTACTTGTCCCATGCTTCACACTGAGCCAGCAGCTGCCGGTTAAACTTCGGGAAGATCTCTCGGACGACCAAGGCGGCATCCTTGGCCATCACTCCAGCCTGTTGCCGGATCTCTCTCAGTTGCAGACAGTGGTTGACATCTGCCCGAGGATTTGATAAACTGGCACCACAACCAAAAGCGATTTCCTGAGAGGACGGCTCCGCGGCATCGGAGGCGTCCTCTTGCTTTTCCTGGCGGCAATCGCACAGTTCGCAAGGGTCGAGATGGGCTCCACAGTGGGGGCATTCTCTGTAGTATTGCATTCACATCACTCCTTTCGTTGGGCGGCCTTGGCCGCCTGTTCTTTTCGGTACTCCACGAGCCACGCTTGGAACTCTTCCTCTGCCCCAGGCAGTGACATCGCCCTTTCAAGCGAAGCGAGAACACTTCGAGCAAGCTCCTTCCCTCGGAACTCCGGGATGGACGCAATGTCGATATGCACCGCTTGGCTTGTATCCAGCATAATTTCACCCCCTCAACATCGTTTCAGCATCAACCTCCGCGCCCAGATTTTTCAAATACTCCATCGTAATCCCATCTGCTTCGAGTTGCCGCCCCCTCTTCTCGTAGAGGCGCAGACTGTACATATACTGCCTGCGCCTATTTCGGATGCGTTCCTCCTTGCGAGCCAGTTTCACATACGGCGAATTTTGCAAGCGAGCAATTTCATCCTCGACTGCCTCGTCAGTTGGGAACTCTTTCCTATCTGTTTGCATTTCCGCACCTCCCATCGTAGTTTAGTTAAACTGAACTCACACGGCAAAAAAATACCTGGGAATGTCTGCGTAGCAAATTCGCAGATAGTCGCAGATGTTGCAAATCTGCTCCTGGCTAAATTCTCCCTTTCCGTTCAGCTTAAGGCTGTATGTGCTGGGGGTCATTTTGGCCGCTTTTGCTACAGCCCTATCGGTTTCTCCCAGTTCCGCTGTGCGAGCTCTCAACTGCGAGTAATCGAAGGGCTTTATTCTTGCGTATGCGCTTCTCACTTTTTTGCTCACCTCCGTTCAGTTTATCTAAACCATACCACAACAGCTTTCGATAGTCAATAGTGTTGTTTAGATTTTTCTGAACTTTTTTTCGTTTTCTCTGTATTGTGTATTGATTTATCTAAACTATTGAGGTATAGTAGATGTATCTCGATGGAGGTGTAGAGGATGGAGAACAAAGAGAGCTGTGCAAGCAGAATTAGAGAGGCTTTGAGCGTTCGGGATATGACCCAGGCCGACCTTTGCCGACGGACCGGAATTCCCAAAAGTGCTATGAGCCAATATTGCAATGGCGGGCTCGTCCCACGCCAGGATCGAACCTATGTGATTGCCGCAGCCCTGAATGTATCTGAAGCATGGCTTATGGGCTTCAATGTTCCAATGGAAAGGAAAACATCGCCCGCCTCCTATGAAGAAGACGGGCGTGTCAAGGATTTTGTTGAGCTATTCGGGCGCCTGACAGCAGAGCAACAGGCCCTGGTTATTTCTCAGATAAAAGGGATCTTATCAGATCAATAAGGGCATCCTGGGTAGCCACCGGAAGTTGTGCAAACAGTTCGGCGGCTATTGCGGTATCAACCGCTATTTCGTTGGTGTGTTCATTCATTATACGCAGCTCCTCTTCGACATGGATAGCTGCCAGCAGCATACTGATTATACACCTACATCACAAGTATTTATAGTTTCGGTAGAATATAACTTGTGACACATTACGACATTGGGGGGGAGTTTGATATGCGAAAAATCTTGATTGCCGTTGTCGCTATGGCAATGGTGTTTTGCATGGCTGCCTGTGCGTCTTCCGGAGAATCGTCTACTCCGGAAAGCGGATTTTCCGCCTCTGACGCGGTATCAGTCGCCGAAGAGTTCCATGGGATATTTGACGCTTACGGCGACTGTACTATACTTATTCAGCCAAAGGATGGGGGGATAAGCGCATCGGTATCCATGAAAACATTCATTGTTGATGGCGTATTTGCAAACTATGTCGATAAACTTTGCAGCCTCACATTTTCCGCAGCTGAAAATTATGGAGTTCCAGTGACAGGGGTTTCGGTTACTTTTCTTGAAGACGGTAGCGAAACCAAGAGGCTGGCCTGGGAGTCTGGCGACGGCCTGACGGGGACATTAAGAAGGCTTGACGGAACCATAGAAACCACAGGCGATTTGTCCCCAGAAGATTTGCTCGACTTGCTCGGAGATGCGGAACTGTTTGACTGATTCTCTGACTCAGAAAGGAGGTGCCGGATGTCACTACGAAAAGGATTTGCAGAAGAACACGAGGACTACACCCGTATCGGTGTGATATATGCCCGGTACTCCTCCCATAATCAGAAAGAGGAAAGCATAGAGCAGCAGGTCGAGGAATGTATGGCCTTTGCGAAGCTAAACCGAATCAAGATTATTCAAGTTTATGCGGACAAGGCTCTTTCCGGCAGAACAGACAAGCGGCCGCAATTCCAAAAGATGATGCGTGATGCCGAGAAGAAAGACTTTTCTGTTGTCGTTGCCTATAAGTCTAATCGAATTGCAAGAGATATGCTCAGTGCTCTTAAATACGAAGATCGGCTGAGCCAGTATGGAATAGAAACTCTATATGCCAAGGAGGAGTTCGGGAATACTGCTGCGGGCCGCTTCGCCCTCAGAACCATGATGAATGTGAATCAGTTCTATTCAGAGAATATGGCTGAGGACATCAAGCGGGGGATGAGGGACAACGCCGAGAACTGCAAGGTCAATGGTGCGCTCCCACTCGGATATGTCAAAGGAACTGATGGGAGATACGCTATTGACCCGAAAGAAGCGGCTATTGTTCGTGAGATTTTCGATAAGGTTCTGGACGGCGTGGCATTTGCCGATATTGCAAACGAGTTAAACGCACGAGGAATAAAAACAAAGCAAGGAAACCTCTGGAACAAAAACAGCTTTCACAGGATGGTTACGAACGATGTATATATCGGAGTATATCGTCACTCCGGATTTGTCAAAGAAGATGGTGTTCCACCGATTTTGGAGAAGGAGGTATTTTTCGCTATGCAAAAGCATTTGGCCACAAAGAAAAACCCAAGGGGTCGGCATAGGGAGAATAACGACTATCTTTTGACTGGCAAGCTGCGATGCGGCTACTGCCGGTCCTACATGGTTGGTGTCTCCGGCACCAGTCGAACCGGCGATAAGCATTACTACTATACCTGCAACGACCGCCGTACCGGGGGCAGCTGCAAGAAAGAGAATGTCAGGAAAGACTACATAGAATGTGTTGTTGCCGAACTTACTCAGCGATTTATCCTACAGGATGAGGTAATCGAGTGGATTGCCGACAATGCGATGGATCTCTTGTCATCCTCTGGTTCAGAGGCCGAAATTGCTGAAATGGAAGCGGAGGTAGCCGAGAATCGGAAGGCCACGAAGAACATAATGAGTGCTATTGAGCAGGGCATTTTCACAGCCACCACAAAGGAGCGATTGCTGGAGCTGGAACAGAACATATCCGACTTGGAGCGGTCCATTGCATTGGCTCGGGCCGCAACCGAGAGCAGCACAGTCACCAAGGAACACATCATCTGGCATCTCCGAAAACTGAAAGACGGAAATATTGAGAACAAGGATTTTCAAAAGAATTTGATAAATACCTTTGTCAAGGAAGTCTACCTTTGGGACGATAAGATTGAAATTGACTACTACTATACCGGGAAAAGGAATTCAATCATGAAGTCCTTGAGCGAACTCGGATTGGCTGGAAACTCAGGGGCGCAGTCGGTTCTGACAAGCACCCCTGGGGGCCACCAAAAAAGAACGAGTCAGTCGGAAGACTGGGTCGTTCTTTTTTCGATTTTAAGGGGGATCGAAATTGAATCGGGGTGCCAGTGTCCGACTCGGGCGCACCCATGGTGCGCACCTCCCTGTAGAAGGTGAATTGCCCGAAGGGCAAGAGAGGCTGGCCTGGGCCACGCCGCCCATTAAGGAATTGGCCATTCGGCCGGGCGGCAGGCAATCCGGCGGCGCAGCTTGCAAGCCGCGACCTCTATTTTCTCTCTTGCG